CCTGAGTATCTTGGTGGTGGTTCTACTCCCGTATCTATTAATCCCATTGCCCAGACTAGCGCCACAGGGCTTGCTGAGGATACTACACCGCAAGGTAACCTTGCCGCTTTCGGTACAGCTTTGGCGTACGGTCATGGATTTACGTACTCTGCTACAGAGCACGGTGTAATTGTAGGAATGGTCGCTGTAAGGGCAGACCTTACTTACCAGCAGGGTCTGCAGCGCATGTGGTCGCGCTCGACCCGTTATGATTTTTATTTTCCTGCTTTTGCAACGCTTGGTGAGCAAGCGGTGCTTAATAAGGAGATTTATGCGACTGGTACTGCATCAGATGACGATGTGTTTGGTTATCAGGAGCGGTGGGCTGAGTATCGGTACAAGCCTAGCCAGATTACTGGCCTGTTTAGAAGTACGGCAGCGGGTACTTTGGATGCTTGGCATTTGGCCCAAAATTTTGGGACTCTGCCGACGCTTAATGATCAGTTTATACAAGATCAGCCGCCAGTTGATCGAGTCGTTGCTATTGGTGAAGCTGCCAATGGGCAACAGTTTCTTTTGGATGCGTTTTTCGATGTTAAACAGGCACGGCCTATGCCGTTGTACTCAGTGCCTGGTTTGATTGATCATTTCTAATGTTTGACAAAATATTAGATTCCGTGAAGGTTGTGGCGGAGCCGTTTAAGGCGGCTTCGCCTATTGCACCTTTTGTTTCCAGTGCTTTGTCGTTTCTTGGAGGTTCACAGCGAAACGAGGCGCAGATTGAGGCGGCTCGTATTGCTAATGCTGCTTCAGCAGCATCAGCTCGTGAACAGATGGATTTTCAAGAGCGTATGTCGAATACGTCTTATCAGCGTGCTATCGCTGATTTGAAGGCGGCAGGCATTAATCCAATGTTGGCGGCGATGCGTGGCGGCGCATCAACGCCAGGTGGTGCAATGTATCAGGCTCAGATGCCTAGGATAGATGATGTTGTTACTCCTGCTATGCAGACGTTTAATCAAAGTCGTTTGGCGTCTGCTCAAGAAGCTCAGATGTTTTCACAGGCTAATTTGACTACTGAGATGGTGGATCAAGTTGTGCAGACTGTGAAGAATTTGAAAACTGAGGAGGAGCGTATTAAAGCGACTACGGCTATGCTTGTTGAACAAGCATCGTTTTTAGTTCAGCAAGGTATGACTCAGGTTGAGGTTCGTAATCAGTTGCGAGCAACTGTTGCGAAGCTTGAGCAGGAGGAGAAGTTGCTTGGTTTTGATGTCAAGGCAGCGGAGTTGCTTGACAATTTTGGTAGAGAGGCTGGGCAGCTTAATCCAGCAGCTCGTATTGTGATTGAAGTTCTTAAAGGAATTGGAAGGGGTCGATGATGTTTATTCGTAATCCGTATAATTATGATACGAATTTAGCGTCCGAGGAATCGGCGCTTTATTGTACTGATGGTAGTCGCACCCAACAGAATTTTAAGGAGGAGTGCGATATTAATACTATTTTGAAGCGGTTTAATGTAACGGGCCAGCTGCCCGTACAGCCGCTTCAGCCCGAGTATGGTGATTTTTCGGGCGTTACTGATTACCACAGCGCTTTGAACGCTGTGGTGGCGGCTCAAGATGCGTTTAACGCATTGCCCGCCCAGGTGCGGAATCGTTTTGCTAACGATCCCGCAGCGTTTGTGGATTTCTGTTCGGATGAGGCGAACAGGGAAGAGTTGCGAGAGATGGGGCTATTGGCCCCTCAGCTCGCTTTTACGGCGGCGGCAGCCGTCGCTGAGTCACCTACCGAGGCCGTTAAGGCCGAGGCTGCACAGTGATCTACTTGATGTAACTGTGCTAGGTGACACCAACTTAACGGAAAGGATAGGATCATGAGACGTATGCGAGTGAATAAGTATCGTTCTGCCAAGTCTTTTAAGAAGGGTGTTAAGCGGACTAAGGCCGCTAACCTTCGAAGCAACCCCATGCGTGGTGGTTGGAGGATGTAGTGCCGTGCTATCATCCGCTCAGTGCGTTTAAGACTGCAGCTGGTGAAGTTGTGTTTTATGAGAGCGCCAGGCATGACATCATACGAAACCTCACCCTGCCTTGTGGGCAGTGCGTAGGATGTAGGCTTGAGCGCTCTCGCCAGTGGGCAGTTAGGTGCATGCATGAAGCGAGTTTGTACGAAAAGAATTGTTTTATTACACTTACGTACAATGATGAGAATTTACCGGAGGATGGCTCTTTGCATTACGACCACTTTCAGAAATTTATGAAACGGCTGCGTAAGGCCGTTGGTGGTCGGGTAAGGTTTTACATGGCTGGTGAATATGGAGAGCAGCTTGGTAGACCTCATTTTCATGCTTGTCTTTTTAACTATGATTTTGATGATAAGGTTTTTTTTAAGCGTACTGGTAGTGGCTCTTTACTTTATCGGAGTGATAAGCTTGAGTCTTTATGGCCTTACGGCTATTCTTCGATAGGTGACGTTAATTTTCAAAGCGCAGCTTATGTGGCGAGGTATATAATGAAGAAAGTTAATGGGAAGAATCAAGACGAGCATTATGAGCGAGTCAATGAAGAGACTGGAGAGATTACAGTACGCAGACCTGAGTTTACGAAGATGTCTTTGAAGCCCGGAATCGGGTTTGATTGGTATACTAAGTGGAAGGATGACGTTTACCCACACGATTACGTGGTGGTGAACGGTAAGAAAGTGAGACCGCCTCGTTTTTATGATAAGAAGTTTAAGGTCGAACACCCCGAGGATTTTGAGGTGATTGAGTTCCAACGGGAGAGTAGGGCTCGTTCTAGGTACGAGGACAATACGGACGAGAGATTGGCTGTTAGGGAGAAGGTGGCGCAAGCCAGACTTCGACAATTGAAACGAACTTTAACGTGAGGTTAAGATGAAGATGATTGTTTGTTCTATTAGAGACCGGGCCGCTGAGGCTTACGGTCGGCCTTTTTTTCTGCCCGCTGTTGGTGTAGCGATTCGGTCATTTCAGGATGAAGTGAACCGTAGAGCGGAGGACAATCAGGTGTATCAACATCCTGATGATTTTGACTTGTTTGAGTTAGGATCATTTGATGATGCTACGGGAAAGTTTGAGTTGCACGAGACCCCTAAGCAGCTTGCATTGGGTAAGCAGCTGAAGGATAGAGAGTAGTTAGTCGAGGGCCCTAAGAAACGAAAGTTTCTTGGGGCTCAACATTTGGAGGATCGTTATGCATCGTAATAAGTCAGTAAACGTGCATCAGTTCTCGATGATCCCGAGGGCTGATATTCCACGTTCTAAGTTTGATAGACAGAGTGGTTATAAGACCACTTTTGATTCTGGCTATCTTGTGCCTGTGTTTGTTGATGAAGTATTACCAGGCGATATGATTAATCTTAAGATGACAGCGTTTGCCCGATTGGCAACGCCATTGTTTCCAGTTATGGACAATATGCATCTTGATAGTTTTTTCTTTTTTGTGCCAAATCGCCTAATTTGGGAGAATTGGCAGAAGTTTATGGGAGAGCGCTGGCCTGATCCAGATAGCTCGATAGATTTTACAGTTCCAGAATGTGAGTCCCCCGAAGGGGGTTATGCTGTAGGTTCGTTGCAAGATTACATGGGCTTGCCAACGGCGGGTCAGATAACTGGGTCAAATACAATTACGCATTGTAATTTTTGGCCTAGGGCTTACAACCTTATTTGGAATGAATGGTTTCGTGATGAGAATTTGCAGGACAGTGTTCCTGTCGATTTGGGCGATGGCCCAGATGATCCTTCGGACTATGTGTTGCTTCGCCGTGGCAAGCGACACGATTATTTTACGGCATGTTTGCCCTGGCCTCAGAAGGGTGCAGCTGTTACGCTGCCTTTAGGTGGTAATGCCACTGTAAATATTAGTAGTGCAAATACTGATATTCAGATGAAAGTTGGAGCGGGAGTTGATAAGAATCCGCAGGCTCGTATTACTGGAGGCGGCGATTTTGCGTTTTTTGCAGACGCTGGTGGTGGTTATGGGAATATTAGGTTTGGTACTAATACTGGTTTGACTGGTTTGGCTGATTTGTCTACAGCTACAGCTGCGACTATTAATCAGCTTCGCCAGTCGTTTCAGATTCAGAAATTATTGGAAAGGGACGCTAGAGGTGGTACTCGTTACACTGAAATTATTAGGGCACACTTTGGTGTTGTTAGCCCTGACGCTCGTTTACAGCGTCCTGAGTATCTTGGTGGTGGTTCTACTCCCGTATCTATTAATCCCATTGCCCAGACTAGCGCCACAGGGCTTGCTGAGGATACTACACCGCAAGGTAACCTTGCCGCTTTCGGTACAGCTT